TCTTAATGTAGAGGAATTAAATCCCATCAATTTATAATATGAAGGACTGCCACTTATAGAACTGCCTAAATTAGTTCGTCTTTGAAATTGAATATGATTTAGTGATGGTATAATATGATCTTTTGTAGTATTATGTACCTCTAATATTCGAGTCCTGTGAGTTGTATTAGTTAAATCATACGTGCTGTCAGTAGCCGTAAGTGTTAATGTTACTTCTGTACGCAAAGTTGTCCAGTTCCAAGCATCTTCTACTTCACGCTTAGAGTCATTAACAAATTTACTTATTAGTTTGGAATACGTAGTATCAGTTGTTCCTGTTACTTCGGCTTCCCTTAATCTTATTAGAACGTCGTTGACTAGGTTTAGGTACGTTGCCATCTACTGGTTCCTCTTCTGTAATAATAGGTTCTTCCCATTTGTGCAATCGTTGTTGTATCTTTCCGTTTTTATCTTTGTATAGTATTCGTCTTTGAAAAGTTTGTGTAGGAACAGT